AGAGAGGCCCAGGTTTGGCTTCACGTCAAGCTACAGAGGCCAGCATTAGGTTAGGAAACGTAAATGCTAATAAGACTAGGGCTTCCACGCAAAAAGAGTTTGATAGGTATCCATCCCGAAGAGAAGAAAATGAAAGTAATTCTGACGGTTTGTCTTTACAAATGCAACTAGAAGAGTTGAAGTTACAGATACAGACTGATACTCAAGTAAAAGAAGAAACTAGTGATACGCCAGAAACCCCTACGCCTAATGAAAACTTTGCAGCTTTGGCTGAAAAACTAGCTAAGAGTGCAAACGATCCTAACTTTATAAGTGCAGTTAAAAATTTAGCAAAGAAACATAATACAACACCAAATGAAATATACGGTATTATTAATGGTGAGAGTGGATGGGACCCTACAGCCTCTAATGCATTAGGTTACAAGTCTTTATTTGCACTTGGAGTGGATGCTTCAGAAGACGCAGGTATTGACTACGAGAACCTTACAACAATGTTACCAAGTAAACAAGTAGCTGAGTATGGTAAGTACTTGTCTTTTTGGAATTATGATGGTAATGAAGGAATATCCCTAGGTTTAATTCAGGCTGCTCCAGGTCTAGCCCAAAGATTAAAGGGATCACCTCCAACTACGGTTGTGTATAATGTCGGCTCAGATGGATGGAACGCTAATCGAGGTTGGCGTTCAGGTACTGAAGGTGACGGACCAGTTACAATAGCTAGTATTGACGCATACTTTAATAAAGGTAAATAAAATGAACGGACCAATACCAGGACAGTCTCTGACAAGAGAACCAAAGAAAGCAAGGTATGAGCGGCCTCCTGAGATTGCTGATCCTGTAAAGGCTGTAGAATACCACCTAACTAAGATAGCTAACCCTGAGGTCTTAGACGATATACTACATGCACTTGAGCTTGGTCTGCCTATCAAAACTATGGCAGAGACAATGCTTACGTCAGCTGTTGCAAACGGTATACACAACATAGATGTTAGCCTTGCAATTGTTGACGTAGTGCAAGAGTACCTTATATCTAATGCTCTTGAGGCTGGCATTGAGTTCAGAGAAGACTTCGATAAGACTGAAGAGAATAACGAAAAGAAAAAGCAGCGTGTTGATTCTTTACTTCGTAAGGCTCTGGAAGACATGGAAGATGAAGAGGGTGATGAAGGATACCAGATGCTTAAGGATATGTCTGACATGGTATCAGAAAACATAGAAGGTGGTGACGTACCACCTAGTGATACACCAGAGAGTGAAACCCCAGAAGAAAAACCAGCTGGACTAATGAGCAGAGGTCAGACCAATGGCAATTAATTTACCACTCGGATTAAAGATGGGCTTTGCTCGAAATATAGAACGTGATAGAAAAGAAGAAGAAGATGCAAAAGCAAATATTAAAGAATTAAACAACTTAAAGAGGCAGTGGTTATTTACTACGTATCAGACAGATAGGGCTGCGAATAGCAAGAGTGCTAAAGCACGTAGTTCTCTTATTAAAAAGGCTATGGGTGTTGGGTTTACTAAAGAGGCTGCTTATCTTCTAGAGTCCAACGGTGAGTTAAGTGTGCAACTCAGTCGTATAGCTAAGCTCGGTGATCAAGGTAAGTTAAATAAAGAAAAAGTTAAGTTGATGAGTAAGCTGGTAATGGACACACTTAAGCGTAGGCCAGAAGAAGAACGAATAGCTGCCTTAAACTACATTGCTCAAGGTGACCTTAACTTTGGAACTAAATCTGAATTTGAAGATGAATTTATTAATGCTATATTTAGTGCTGATCCTAACTCTTTAAATAAAGCTACAGAACTATACTCTACTGTTATGGCTGGTGGTGGTGGCGGTGGTGTAGACTTTGGTGCTTCTGGTCTTAGCACACGTGCCTTTGGCGACTATGAAGCTACACAAAGGTCTAATATTGATAAGCTTATTGCGTCTAAGGTTCAAGGTTTCTTTGGGGTAGACACGTTTGTGTATGGTTCTAATGATAGTGTATCATTTAAAGGTAAAGATAAAGGGGCTGCTCAAGAACTCTTTAATAAGATGTCGCGGATAGTTGAGCAGAGGTATTATGATCCGTCTGTGGCTGGTGACTGGAAGTCTGTCATTAACGACATGGCTGATAATTTAGGTAAACAAGCTAGGTCAAGTATACCCGTAAGAGACTACGTAATTTCTACTGACCCTAACTTTATTATTCCAACAATAAATAACAATCCACAGGATGAGAGTACTAAAACTCTAACAGAAGATTTAACAACTAACATAATAGACGAAAACTTTTTAGGCTCATAAAGGTAACTCATGGTAGACTACATTGAAAACGTAAAAGACAATGCCTTTATTGACTTGAAAGATGACCCTGATTTTCAAAAAGATTTGGTTCGTTTCTTCAGTGGTGGAAGGTATACTAAATCTAAAAAAGAAATGAGAGAGTTGGGCTATGAAGGTCTTACGGAGGAGTTTATTACTCACATGCGTTACCAAAGTTCCAACGAGGTTACAGCCCTCAAGGATCTTAACTACGCCAACAACAAAGACGTACACCGAAAAGGCAAAGAGTCTTTCGGTAACCTAATACAGGCTTGGGATAATTCTGGTAGTGCTGGTACAGGTTACGGAGATGGTGCTAGTGATTTTCTTTGGGCTACTGCTTCAGCCCCCTCTACCTACGTTGGACTAGGAAGTCTTGGATTAGGTAAACTAGGTGCTAAGGCTGCAGCTAAGGGTACTCAGATGCTTCTGCGTTCAACTCTAAAGAAGGTTCAAGGTGATCTCTTTAAATCTAAAACAAAGACAGTGGTTGGTGGTGCTTTAAAAGGTGCAGGCACTGGCTTTGCAGTTGAGACTGCTATAGGTGGTGTTACTGCTTACGGAGGTGGAGAGACACGTGAAGAGTTAATAGAAGGTTATGACTACACTACAGGTGACCTAGCTGTTCAGGCTGGTGTTCAAGGTTTATTTGGTTCTGTGCTGGGTGCTGCAGGTGGTGCTGTTACAGGACGTAAGGTCTTTAACAAAATTGAACTAGCTGAAAAGATGTCTGTCTCTACCGAAAAAATTCGTATAGAAGCTGCTGATAAAGCCTTAAAAACAATTGAGGGTGGAACAGCTGAACAGATAAGCTTTGCTACTGGTAGAATGGTTGACCTTGAGGCTACCTTAGCAGCTAGGGGTGGTGACGTAAAGTCTAACATCCTTGATCCTCTCGACACCAAGAAGGTAGAAATGGGTGAAACAATACTTAAGGGTCTTAGGGATACTGAACATAGTGGTGGTCAGCTTTCTTCTGGTTTATCTATGGATACTCTCCGTAGTATAACAGCAGCTACAATTGATATTGCTAAAGAATTAAATTTAAAAGCAAACGAGAGAATTACATCAGCTGTTGCTAGAAGATTAGATGACGAAGGACCAGGCGCTGGCTTGGTAATAGATAAGCTAGAAGTTATAAGAACAGAGTACGGACTAACCAGGCAGCAGATGTCTTATGTATACTTAGCTGACGTGTCACGTGCAGGTAAAATCCTAGGTGAACAGTCAAGGATAGCTAAGGCGACAAAGAAAGCTGGTAGTACACTACGATCAGGAGATGGAGCAGCAGCAGACAGAGCAAGCCGTGTATCCGTAGATATAAATACACTTGCTGAGCATGGTCTTTCATCCTTTGATGATCAAGCTGTCGCTGAAATGTCTAGCGCAGTTGTAAGAAACTCAGGTGTAAGGACTGCTGGGACTAAGGTCTATAACTTCTTACAAGACGTTGACCAAATGCGTATTGCCTTTATGACTTCACAGTTAACTACGACTGCACGTAATGTTACATCAACTGGTCTGTTGGCTGGGGTCGATATATCTGATGAGTTTTTTAGAAGTATAATCAGAGGTGTCCAAGGTAAGGGTTTCAATTCAAAGAATGTAGTTAGGCGTATGGGTGCTACGGTAAGGGGTCTGTCGTCTGATAATTCAACAGCTGAAGTTCTTCGTGAAGTATTTCTAGAGCAGATGCCTGAGGACTACACAAAGACATTCTACAATACACTACGTATGGAAGTGGGTACACAAAGCACGTCACGTATGGCTAAGACAGGACGCATGGTTAACTTCGTTAATACAGCTTTTGATACTGCGTTTAAGGAGGGCGCGTTGTTTGCAAGCTTAGAGAGACAACTAGGAGACTTAGGTGATGAGGCACTAGGCCTTAATGTAAAAGATTTCCTTGAGAAAGGTGGAAGATTAGATAGCCTGCCTGACGGGTTCATGGCTAAGTCCATAGATGACGCAAACAGATTTACAATGCAGCGTACATACCAAGGTGATGATTCTCCGTTTGGGATTATGGCTAGAAAAGCATCTTCTTTAAACCAGAAGTATCCTTTTATTATTTCTGCAGTTGTAGGTATGCCCTTCCCTCGCTATGTAGCAAACCATATAGAGATGATAGCAGACTACACGCCTATACTTGGAGCTATTGTACCAGCACTAAAGAAGGCAGGTGTAAATATCGGTGGAGATGCATTCAAGTCAAACGAAGATAGAATGGCTAGGCAACTTACTGGTAGTTTATTGCTTGGTATGGGTTGGTACTTAGCCAGTACTAAGAAAGGTGAGGTAGACTATAACGCTATCGAAACAGCGGTAGGTGGTGACTCTGACCTAGCACCATCAGCTGGTTTCTTAATTGCACCCATGTTCTTAGGTGACTTAGCTTATAGGTACTCTGCAGGTTTACCCTTACCATCTAAATTCAAAACTTTAAAAGAAACTGGTGCAGTTTTGGGTGGGTTAGGTGACCTAGGTGTAGACATTTCGTTACTCACAGAAACGGGTAGGTCTATTGCTGAGGGGAACATTACAGAAAACTTACAGAAACAATTAGGTAACGTGGCTGCTACCTTCACCTACCCTGGTACACTCGCAAGAGATATTGCAGGTCAGTTCTCTTATGAAGCAGCTGGCACACCATACGTAAGGGACTTAGAAGGTATCGGACCCTTCGCTAACAGGGGTGCAGGAGATGTAACAAAAGGTGAAGACTTACCTACCAGCATGAAGGGTGAGACGGGTAGCTACCAAGTACTGTTTGGACAGGCCACAAGGTTTTTGGTGGACACAGACAGCGTACAGTACACACAGTCCTTTAGTAGTGACTCTAAGAATGACATAGCATATCATACACCATTTAATCCTGCACCTGTAGGTAAGATGAACCCATTGCTTAAACAGTTCTCTGGTGTCCAGCAGAACCCACCGTTGACAGGATTGCAACGTGAAATGAACAAGTTTTACATAGAAGAGTATGAGGTATACAATTCTAGGACAGCTAAGAATGCTACTCTTGATTATGTTCTTATTCATAAGTTGTCTCAAACTATGCCTAAAGCATTTGAGGAGTGGAGAAAGACTGTTCCTTTATCTTCTGCTGCTACAACAGAATCTCCAGATGGTTTAACCTACGATGAAGTAGCATCAAGTGATATTATAGGCGACAGGGCTAACGGTATTAAGAAGAAAGCCTTAGAGACCTTTATGGGTAGCTGGATTACGGAAGAAAAAGAAAGAATAACTAAAGCTTTCGAAACAGTAAAAGCAGATAAAAAAATACAAGCCAGAGGATTTATACGCAACAACTACGTACTTAAAAGAAAAGAGTTAGGTGAAGAGTTATTTGATATGGCTGCACAAAGTATCTCTGAAGAGGTAGAAAGTTTTAATTTTAATACATCGGAGGAATTACTAGCTGACTCTGAGACCATAGTAGAAGAGTTGAATAGGCGTATGGCTATCATGAACAGAGCTTCTGAAATTAAAGCAAGTAGTGAACAAGATAGTTTTACTCTCGTTAATTAAATAAAGAAAACCCCCAGTGTTTAGCTGGGGGTTAAGTCTTTTATTATTTCTTTTTGTTGTTAAGCATTCGACTGCTATACCTGTACGCTTCATCTACTATATCGTCTGACCTTAGATACTTACCAGATGCTAGTAGACCAGACAGTGCACACCCCGCATAGTAATCCTCTAACTGTACGAAGGGTAGGGGAACACCTTCTATATTAGTATTGATGAACTCTTGGGCTTCCTGCTCAAGGGTTTTCTTTTTGTCTAGGTCTGTCATGTTACCTATGCTTTTCTTTGAGAGCCAAGTTAGCTTGATTAAGATACCACGCAGCCTTGTTCATGTCCTCTGTGGGATTACCTTTGTAGAATGCACGATGGTTATACTTCATTACATTACCACGACAGTAAGCAACGAAGCCATCGATACCTAAGACTTGCCTGATGTACTCAATGCATTCTATACCATCTGTGTGGTTGTAGTGGTAAGGTTTTTGTACTGGATCAAACACAGGCGTAAGGTCAGTGTCGCACTCAGGACATGTAGAGTCTTCTTTTAGATAACTCTCACAAACATTACAGAACTCTTCCTTCATTACAGACCTTCTTTCATAAACACTTTGACCCACTCAGCACAGATGCCACTCCGTACAATGTCGTCAACACCAAACTCAACAATGGGTACATCAAGGTAGTACTTCTTTGAAAGGTGAATGACTTTAGCTAAGCCACTCTGTCCCTTCAAGTCGGACTGCTGTATGTCTCCGTTAAGAACGATTGTACTACCTTCACCTACCCGTGTCAATAACATCTTGATCTCTGGTATCTCAATGTTCTGAGCTTCGTCTACGATGATGAAGGCATTATCAAAGCTACGTCCACGCATGAGAGCTAGGGTAGCTACTTCGAGGTTACCTGCCTTAAGTCCTGTCTCTACGGCACCCTTACCTAGGTGCTTAGTCAGTACGTCCAACACAGGTAAAGCCCAAGGCTGAGCCTTCTCTTCTAGTGTTCCAGGTAGGAAGCCAATGTCCTTACCTACCGCTACGTGTGGGCGGGTGATAACAATCTTATCTATCTCTTTGAGGATGTATAGGTCAGCAGCACAGGTAGCAGTAACGTAAGTCTTACCTGTACCAGCTGGCCCTAAGATCAGAACTTGTTTACTTGTACCTATGGCTTGTATTAGTTCCTTCTGCTTATCTGTACGAGGTACTATACCTGACGTAGGTTTAACAGCTGCACCCTTGTACGTAGTCTTACGTCTTGATCGTGTCTGCTTCTTTGGTGGTTCTTCATTGGACAGGGACAACATGCTTTGAGTTTTCCTTTACGTAACTGAGTGGTAGTATAGTCATAAGATCTCCACGGTCTGGCCTAGCGTATAGACCAAAGTCACCTTTGTAGTATTCAGTACATCTCTTTCGGAGGTCTAAGTAGATGTCGTCAGGATCAATAAGATAGAAAGCTTGCTCACCTCTGACTGCAATGAACCTATCAATACCGTTGGGTACTCCCCATCCTTTAGTTGGTTGCCAGTTAGGTGGCCTCTTGACTGTCTTTAGTTCCCACCAGATGGTGTAGGTCACGTCACTTGAACGAGAGAAACGTTTAGCTGCCTTAACATCTACCCGTCCAAACTCTTTATCTAGCACGTCCCAGTGTTCGTTTATATCTTCATCCTTGGTGGACTTACGGACATAACTGTCACCCCTTAGTGCTGCGAACTCTTTCTCTGCTGACGTACCCTCAAGGTAAGACTGAGCATTTCTTTTAGCGTAGGCCATGTGGTACTATCCTTTCAGCGTTGGTCCACCCCGCAGGACTCGAACCTGCAACCTAGTCATTAGAAGTGACTTGCTCTATCCAGTTGAGCTAGGGACGGTAGGGCAGCAGTTTAGACACATGCTTAGGTGTATCTCTTATGTTAGGTCTACTATCTCACAGCTGTCACCAGAACACGCTAGTGTTTGACTACCTGCAGTGTTGTCTTCCTGCTCATAACCTGAGAGGAGAGACCAATCAATACTAGATGGCATAAGTTTTAGTAAGCTGTCGTATGTGTGCTTATACCCCACCAATATTTCATTTCTGTCTTCGTCCCTACCCCAAACTTCAGTGGGTTCACCGAACTCTTCTACTTCTTGATAGGGTGCCTGCTGGTATGTATGCTCATTAAATGGAAGAAACGAAACGCCTGACATCTCATCAAAGTGTTTGTAAACAAAGGCACCTACCTCAAACCACTCGTCATTTTTAACGTTTATTGTCACAGATGGCTTATGCTCACACCACGATCTTTGGTAGGCAAGCCACATCTCTAGCTGTTCGATGGCAGACATATCAGCAGTAGTTACTGAACCTTCTGGGGCCTTCATAGGGAAGCTGAAGACTGTTGTCTGGCTAGGCTTTGTTACGTCAGGCTCATTAGGTATACCTTGGTCTGACATAAACTGTGTCAGTGGGTCTTTGTTATCGCCACGTACTGTACGGATGTAGTACTTGGAGTGACGTGCATGTATCCCAGAACTGGAGTTCACCAATTGTGATACCGTTCCCGAAGGCTTAACACAGGAAATAGCTGCAGCAACGGGGATGCCAAGACGTTCAGCCCACTCCTCATTAGTACTAACAGCTATAGCTTTAAGATGCTCAAGTGTTTTCTCTAACCCTTTATTCTTAATGGTCATCATAGGATTATCCATGATACCTGTCATAGACACACCTAACAAACGTTCCTCTTCTGTATTCTTCTGCCAGATCTTACGCAGGTAAGGAAACTTTGTGTAAGTAGACTGGATCGTGCCAAGAATAGTAGCCATACGAACCTTCTTCTCAAGGTCTTGTAAGGTATCTGTAGAACGTATAACTACCTCTGTTAAATTACAAAATTGCATTGGACGTAATATGATCTCGCTGCAAGGGTTAGTTCCGAACTCATGGTCTGCATCACGCCTACCATTCTTAGCTGCTTGAACCTTAGATGCCTTACGGTTAAAGATACCACGCTCCCCTGACTTACTCTCTACTAGTGACAACCACTCACGCATGAATGATAAGCTGTCAGGTTTTTCAGTGTAAGCCACAGAGTTGTTAGCTAGGGCACGTTGTACATCGTTCTTCCACCAGTCACCTGTCTTAGCATGACGCATACGATCATCTGATAGATTGCTCAATGAAATCATAGCACTACGTCGAACACCTCCAACTACAACTACCTCACCTATCTTGCACATGATGTCATGGCATTCAATTGAACTAAGCTTTCTACCTTGGGCACCTTTAAAAGTAGTAATGGTGAAGTCGAACAGGTCAATCAATGGTGATGGGCCTGATGCCCTACCTCCAAATGTCTTAAGCTTTGCACCAGCTGGACGTACCAAGCCCACGTCCCACTGTGCGATCTCACCACTGTACAAGAGAGCAATCAATTGACGAAGAGCCTTGGCCCAACCTTCCTTGCTGTCCTTTACAACAATTGTAGTCTCACTCACAAACAACTCAGGAATATCTGGTAGTTTAGAAACGGACTGACGTTCAACAGAGAACCCAACTCCTGTGCCACAAAGCAAGATAAACATGGCCTCATCAAAGGCCTTCATGTCGTCTACTGGTAGGTACGAACAGTTGTAACCAGCTGTGTTGTCACGTGTCATAGCTGGGCCAGCTGTCATCAATGCTCTCATAGAAGGCATTACGTCCAGCGAAAGAATAGCCTGCTCTATCTCACGTGTGTAGCTATCGTCACCAGCTACAGGGATCACTATGTTCGCCATGAAACGACTTACTGTTTCGCTCCATGACTCACGGTTCTTTGTAGTATCCAACCACCGTGCGTAACGTGACTTGTGAATGAATGACTGGTAGTCTGTTGGTAAATAGTTGTTGCTCATGTTGTTCTCTTTCTGTTGTTATATTATCGATTGTCGCCGCTACCTCTTAGGGTTCCCCTAGCTTCACGTCCATCTAACTTCTCAACGTTCATCTTTATGATGTCACCAAGCCCAAACCCAAAGATCATACCAAGGCTCGTAGCATAGAAGATAACGTCACCTATTTCCTTAGCAATATCTTCAGAGGTAAACTTGTTCTTGTCACGTATAAGTTTCTTAATCTTTTCGGCTACCTCCCCTGCCTCACCTACAAGTCCAAGTGTATTCTCAACTAAACGATCATGACCTTCAGTTAAAATCTTGCCCTCAACCCACTCACTGTAACACTTGAATGGATCAAGGCTATACCTGTTGCCGTCTACCATCTTGTAGTAGCCCATAGCATCTAGGTCAACATCACTCATCATTAGTGTCATCTTCTTTTGCCGCATCAGATACTGTTGGACTACCCTCTAGGGAAGTTTTTAATTCTTCTGTCTTCATCTGTTGGATAGCCTGTGTACATCGAAGCATGTGATTAAGTAAGCTAACAGAACTCTGACCCAGGTTCAGTATATTAACGATACCGTTCTGTTCTTCCGTTAAGTCAGCCGTGTCGTACTCAGTATCTTCAAGAATAAGTTTAGTCATATGTATTTACCTCACAGTTTAAAATAATTATATCATCAGTATCGTAAATTAAATCCTCAAGCAACTCCAGAACTTCAACACAAGAATTAGTGTCAGATACTTCTAAGAAGTTAGCGTCAGGGTCTACCTCTAAGACAAGTCGAGCCTCAAATTTCATTGGGGTGAACTCCTAGTTATATTATTTATCATAGTAGTGTCAACCGTATTCTTTACGTAGAGATGCCAAGGAAATAAACTCTGGTTCATACGTTCCGTTTTGTATTTCTCTCTTGACTACTACGCCAGACCACCAGTCTAGGTTAGCTTGACCAGCCCAAGACTCATCAGCACCTTTAAAACAACCAGCTACTAGACCTATAGCACCAGCTGCATCCTTAAACTTAATGTCTCTCTTATGTGAGTGACCACAGGTTGAACTCTTAAACCTGTTAGCAAGTAAGGAATTTGCATGGTGCATTCCACTCATGGCTGTGCCAAAATTACCAGCACTAAAGAAGTGAGCGTAGGACACACCGTCATAGTCTTTGATAGATGGTGCTGAGTTGTGGTACTCATGGTACTCATCAAACCAGTGGCTAGTCTGTAGGTGACTGAAGGAGATACCATACTTAGAACCTTCTAAACGTGGGTCACTCTTCAAAGCTTTCTTGATACGGTTCTCATGGTTACCTTCAAACCCGTAGAAGGCTGGGCGCTTACGCTTGTGGTGCCTAAACTTCCAACGTAAACGATCTTGTGCTTCGTTATACTGTTCAATGTCTGCCTCGTAGCTCTGGCTAACAATAGCGTCTGGGCTACGGGTATCAAATGTATTCAGTGATCTCATGTCTGCACCATCGCCTAGGTCTACAACATAGTCAGGCTTAAGGTCATAAAGAAAACTACCAAGTAAGCTAAACCTATCGTTACTAACGGACGGGTCACAGTGTGCACAAGAAAACACAACAGCTGTTTTACTTCCAGTATTTTTAGGCATAACCTTGAACCTTTCTTACTACGTCATCGTGTTGGGCATTACCATTACTATCAATAACAAGACTAGTGTTACTAGACAAAAAGTCTACATCATCCATAGCTTCCTTCATGTTGTCGTAGTAAAACTCTTCCTCATGTAGATCACTGTCATACTTGTACTTAGTTAAGCACAGGTTCCAAGGAAGGTCTTCACCGTTCTCGAATGGCCCTTTGATTATCTTAAGTATCTCAGCATATGGTTTAAACTGTTTAGTCATTACTGCTCTCCTTTAACCAGGCTTCTGGTATAACTTTGTCAGCATAGATGAAGCCATGCTTAGTGCACCAGTCACCGTATGTAGTCTTACTACCCTTATATAGACGTGATCTACTGTTTGTAAAGACAAACCTTATGTCATGGTCAGGAAATTGTTTCCGTATTTCCTTATGCTTCCTTCTGTCATCCGAAACGAAGCGGCCCTTTGTCTCAACTATGATACCATTACCCAGAACAAAGTCAGGTGTATACGTTCTATTGCGTAAGTCTATCCACTTGATCTTTGTTTTCTCGTAAGTAAAGGGGATGTTTCTTTTCTTAAGGTAGTTAGCTGTGTCTACCTCAAGCCCTGAGCGATACCCTTCTTGGATACCCCTCAGTCTTTTACTATTATACTTCGCCACGATATTCTAAATCCTCTGCTACGTTAGGTAGTTTATTTACCTTAGTTAGGTACAGTGGTTTGTCGCTATAAATAAACTTACGTAGCTTAGGATAGCATAGCTTCTTGAAGTCGCAGTAACCGCAGGTAGACGACAGCTTCATGTTGCCGTTAGTGCTTGTCTTAGACTGAGGTATAGGCTCGAAGGCTCTCTCAGGTGGGTCCTCACTCTTAGCCATAGCCTTGAGGTGCTTGACTGTGTTTTCTTTCCCATCAAACTCTTCAGAGAAATCGTACACGTCTAGGCATACTGCCCCACTAACCTTACAGACCACAAGGAAACCACCGTGTGTCTTGTTGGTTACGAGTGGATCATCAACAGCTGCGTACACGTATGAGCTAAGCTGTGAGATGTACCCAAATGGATCGTCATTGCGTAGGTTACCATCCTTAAACTTCTTGAAGGCGTAAGGTGAGGCAGACTTAACATCAATAGTCATACCGTTAATGACAGCATCCCTGTGACCCTTGATGCCGTGTACATCCATGCGGTCTTGCATACCAGTGACTGAGTGTCCAGACACAGATGCAATGGCTAGTACTAGCTCTTCG